GATTACTCACCACCATCAATAATAATTCATATATCATATCTGGAAGTGAAGTATTGGAAGGTGGATCTTACTATAAAGATATTACTTTAGAAATGGATCCAAATAGCATTTCAATTGATTCTGATATGTTGGTTTCTGCTATACAAGTTAATCTAGACGCAATAGATGGTTTAGGATTTGATCCAGTTGATGTATTGAATGCACAGCATGTAATGGTAGATGCTAGAATAGAAAAGAAAACAATAAATGATACAACAAGTATTATACTTCCAGATAAATTGAATTTTTTTGGTCTTGTTCAAAATCCATCATCTACAGTTGGAACAAATATAATCACATCTGGATCTAATAAAAATCAAAAGTTAGATATTGTCTACAGAACAACTATATTGGCAGAAGTATCTACAAACACATTACCAACTCTTCCAACAACAGATGACATATACAACACACAGGGAGTAAATTCAACAAATCCCAGTGTAACCTCAAGTACAACAAATGGTGTTTTTATTGGTGGTGTAGGGGATATTGGTGCAGGTGGAGCGGCATCTTTTTATATTGCAAGTGAATTAAAAAATGTAGCATATGCTAAAGCAAATTCATTGGTTGGAGTCACACTGGCAAATAATGTAACTATTACGGCAGTATACCAACAACCAGAATTTATTCAATATACTGGTAAAGTTCTGTCAGTTAAGAAACTAAATACAGATCTGCCAATAAGTGATGTGGATTCTGTAATTATTCGTATAAATATGATAAAGGGAATGTAACATGCCACAAAGTCCTCTAGGTTCAGATTTACCCCTAAGCGGTTCACCATACCACAGTAGAGTATCTTCACACTATGGAAGTGAAGATAAGAATTACTATATGGTTGCATTTACCCCTGGATACGCTTTACAAGCATCAGAACTTAATGAATTTCAAGAATTATTCTTTTTGAATCAAAGTCTAACGCAAAGAATGAATAGTAATTGGTCAGCAACTGCTTACAGTACTCCATTTTGGGAAGGGTTGATTCCACTACAATCAAATGGATGTACAGCATCTACTCCAATTATCGCTGCCGATATAGGCACTAATTTTAATCAGGCAAGCACAAGTGTAACTTTTAATGCTGGTTGGTATCTTTGGACGGAATATTCAAGCAAATTGAGTTTTTGGATATATTTAAGTAGTACATTACGAAGAACAGTACAAACTACTGCTGTGGGTGGAGTAGGCACATTTTATATTGGTCTTGATGGATCAACCAATCAAATAAATTGCTGTCCATCAGCAGAATGTTCAGATACTCAAGATCCAACACTTAGAGACAATTCTAGAGATGGAAGCACCAGTAATTCTTACTTTACTTGTGGTGCTGCAAGATTGGGAATAACTTTTGGATCAACTCCAGAAATACGAAATGCGATTGCTTCTAATTTTTATCCAATATTTAAATTTAGCATAAATGGTGCTACGGCAACAGTCAAATTCATGGACGATCAACAAGTTTCAACCTAAGCGGATTAACTACAAATGGCATTTAATACTAGTATTTCAAATTTAACGGGAACTTCTACCTTTTACGATTGGTATCAAAAAGAAAATAATGAAATTATTTCAAAATTAAATCTCGCCCAAATTTCAAGTATTACTGGTGGAGATGGTATTCTTGTTGGGTTAAGCGCATCTAGTGGTCTTGCTACTCTTTCCATTGGTGGAACATCTGGAAATATAGCAGCAGGATTAACTTTTAGTGGTTCAATTTCTTTCTTAGGTGAAACAGTATTTCCAAATATTTCCTATAAGATTACAGGAGTTACTACGGGAACTTCTGGATATACTTTTGGTAGTGTAGTTAGAATTACATCAACTGGTTATACTCTCGCACAGGCAAATGGTGCGGACAGTGCTGAAGTTATAGGTGTGATTTCTTCAATGAAGTCTTCATATTCTGTGGTTTCTCTTTCTGGTAAGATAGATGGAAACTTTACCACGGTTGCTGGTGGAACTCTATCCCCAGGTTGTGTATATTTCTTGGATGGTCAAACTGCTGGATTCTTGACAACCACAGAACCAAATACAATTGGATATGTTTCAAAACCAGTCATGATTGGTATCGGCGAAACAGCAGGAATGATTGTTCAGTATCGTGGAAACTTTTTAAATTCAACATCTTCTGGATCTGGTCTTTCTGGTTCAAATATCATTTATGTTGCATTTCCAAAAAGTCCAGATCCAAGACTTCTTGGATTTACATTAGGTACTTTCCTCTCATATGCTCCACATGTCGCAGGAGCATCTGCATCTGTAAATGGTGCAACATTCTTTAACCAAGTATTAGCAGATACTGGCAGAACTGCATTAAATAAAGGTTGGTTTATTAGCGGAAGTAAGAACTTTATCAGTAGATTATATACTCCAGGAGCCCCATTCTATAATTTACCATGGGAAGATGATTTTGTTGTTGGAATGATTCAGGGTATGGTAACAACTGGTAGTGCATTCGTTTATGAAATTGTAACTAAAGGATATTCAACTGTAATTCCTCTTGGAGTTAGTTCACGCAATCCAAACGATGGTGTATATTATCTTGCTGGAACCACATATACAGTTGCTGCTCTAGGCGTTACTGGACAACTAACATTAGGTGCTACATCTAGTAATTCTGCATATCAACCAGTTTATCAACTTGGTCGTAACTTTACATCTTCAACACGACCTTCAAATTTCTTTGTAGATATTCGTCCACTGATGAATAGTCCAATTACAAGTTCATATAGATCCACTGCGGTTCCAGAAACTCTTACCAATGGATCAAATACGACATACAATGGAGATTTCTCTATATGGCAAAGAGATGCTGGAAATAAATCTGGAGTATATACGACATATGGTGATGTTTACTTTGCCGATGGATGGATTCGTAGACAATCTGGATTTGTATCAACTACTACAAGTTCACAAAATTTACAAAAACAAACATTTGCCAAGACAGATACAAGTGTTGAAGGAACTCCGACAAATTATATTGATATTAAATGCTTAGAAAGTCTTGCAAGCACATTAAGCACAACAACATCAAATCCTGTATATTCTATTGGTCATGTTGTTGATGGAATCAATACTTTTAGTAATACTGCAATAACGGTAAGTTTCTATGCCAAGACAGCAGTATTTGATAACAACTACAAAGTAAATGTGTATTTTGCACGATATGGAAATGGTGCTCTTGTTGAGAAGAATATCATTGGACAGATAACTCCACAATCAAATTGGACTAAGCATACACTCAATTATAATGTTCCAGCATATACAGATGTGACAAGTTATTCAAATGATTATGTTGAAATTGGTTTGGATTTGAATCCATTGATTCGCACTGCGTTTACCAGTTTAGTCGCATCTAGCACAAATGTAACTATTAGTGTTGCTTCAATGTGTGTATATCCAGGAACATTTACTGCTCCTCCACATATGTTCATGACAACTACAGAGAAATTAAAAGTAGCACAGAAATATTACTACACAACATATTCTGATTCACAGACTGTTGGATCTCAAACAATGTCAAGTCCAAGTGAACCCGAATTGAATACTTATAGTTTTACAGTACTCCCAAATGCTCAATTTTCTATATTTAAGTTACCAACTAAAATGAGAGCAAATCCAACTGTAACTGTATATTCACCATCTAGCGGGACAGCGAATGAAATGTTTAATTATACTTTTGGAAATGACTTAAGAAATGCTGCGGGGTCAAGAGGGTACAATGGATCAGTTCGTACAGCACCTCTGGGAACACAAACAACATCCACATCATCCGATAATCCCGCAACAAATGTTAGATTGAATGTAAATTCTGGTGCGGTGTTTTACGATGTAGTCAATTGTAATTTAGTAGTAGATTCAAGTTATCCAATTTAATGGAGAAATAAATGGCAAGTTGTAGCAACAGTTCAAATATCCAATCGTCATTGACTTCCCTAAGTGTTGTTCAGGGGGGATCGCGACTAGTTACTGACATCACACGAATTTCTGGTCTTACAATTGGAAATGTGATTCGTTATGATGTTGCAACTACTGGGTTTACTGCTTCTAAGGCGAATGATGCTCCAAGTTCAGAAGTATTTGGTGTAATTGAATCTCAGAATGTTTCCACAAATACATTTAGTGTTGTCATATATGGTTCAATTAATCTTGGAGCATCTTATCTCGCAGATATGGGAAGCGGTGGGGGATCTGGTGGAAATGACATTTACTTCGTAAGTGGAATTACTGCTGGAACTCTTCAAAATCTTGCACCCACAAGTTTGAATCATATAATCAAACCAGTATATCAAGCAGCACCACATGGATCATTTTCTGGAATTGTAATGAATTATCTTGGATATAAGATAGGTGGAGATATAGAATCTGTTCTTGAAGATACAGAATTGGGAAATATTCTAATAGTTCTTGGCACAAATGAATTTACAGAAGGTTATGTTGATGCTTCAATTTCACACGAACTTGCAATAGCAGATTATGGCGAGTTTTATTCTAAATTTGGAACACAATACGGATATGTTGAAAAGATAGTTGTTAATGAAGCTATAGGTGGTACTATACAAGTTGGAATGAAAGCAAGACAACCATCATCTGGATATGTGGGAACTATTGTAAGAACAGATAGTGCAAATGCAACTTTATATCTTTATAAATCACCAACTTCAAGTCTAGCAAGCACTTCTAAAAATTTGATTGTTGATACAAGCAGTAATACAACTCAGACATTCACTATCGTTTCTACAGAGATATATGCTGTACAATCGCCAGTGATTACTTTATCACAACCGTTGAATATTAGTGGTAAAGATGGAACAAATGTTGTAACCCAAAAGGTAAATACTGCAATAAAGGTAAAACCCCAGGGAATAAAAGTAAATGTTCCAAGGTCAGTGACAGTCACATCTTTAACGGCATCTAATATTGCTCTTGGCATTACATGGGCAGATGTTGGAACTACATTAACAAGTTATGATACAAGATTAAGAGCACTTGAGGCAATAGTTAAACCATAATGTTTTACGGAAGCAGTCCATATCTTCAACGAAAACTTCTAGGAATTCTTGGAGCAACTGGTGCTACTGGAGCAACTGGTGCTACTGGCGCAACTGGTGCTACTGGTTCTCAAGGATCAATTGGAAATACTGGTCCTGGTTTAACAGGAATGACTTATTCAAACGGAGCAATAATCCACACATATACTGATGGATCAAGCATTAGTGTTGAATCTCCAAATGGAATACAAGGATCTGATGGTGATTATTATATCTTTGCTGATGGTGAGAATATTGTAGCAGGAACTCCAGGAATATTTTCTGGATTATCTTTGAATACATCTCTACCTCAAGATAGAGATGGTATCTTCACAATATCAAGATTGAATATTCGTGGAATAACAACAAGTTCACAAAATAGTAATCTTACATTAATTGGAATTAGTAGTTCTGTAGAATCCAGGATGATAAATGTTCAATATAATTTATCAGGTCTTCCATATCTTGGATTGTGTGGTGGATCGGAAGGACAACTGGTTGTATTTCAGAGTGGAACCAGATTTGTTGGATTGACTGGCACAAAGTATAATATAGATGCAAAAACGGTTGACCTACAATCTCTAAATTATGGAGAAAGAGTTCAATTTGTAAGACCAATACTAAAAACATTATCCTCAACAACAGGAACAGATCAAAGGTATTTCTACTGGCCAATAGATTGCCAAAATGCCAATACATTTGTTTTAAATTCGTTTCAAGATCAACTTATAGTTGGAACTAAAACAGTTGCTCAGGTAGTTTTAATTAAGAATCCACCAACTGCTAATATAGCAAAAGCAATCACTATAGTTGTACCATCAGGAATCACTGGTGGATTGGTAACTAAATTTGCTGTTGCCGATGATGTATCTGGATTTACACTAAACGATGCCGATTTCTCTGTATCTTGGCCATTGACATATCCTCCATGCTTCACTAGTGGAATAGATGTGATAAATTCTGTACATTTTGATGGAATTTGGTATTCTAATTATGGACTATACAATTCAGGAACAAGTTCTGTTTCATGGAATACATCATATAGCGATTGCCCAGGATCATATAATATACCAGATCCAGACTATCCAGCCTATGATCCAGTTGGTCTTTGCTGTGTTGGTTGTAGTGGTGCATCCGCTTCATTTGTTGGCACACAATCATCTTGTCAATTGTTAATATCTCAAGGATTGGCACAATTCTTTGAAGGAAAAGATGGAACATATAGTGGATGCACATTCAATGATGCTCCTGTTGGAATTTGTTGTTATAAAAATGGAAATAATTCCACAATCAAACATCCAAATCTACTTAGATTGTGTGATTGTTTAAGACTGTCTAGAAATTCAAATGAACAACCATGGTCATATTGGCAACAAATAGATAGTTGTTGCAAGAATATAAATTGTGTAGATTGTGATGCTGCGTTTAACGATACTGGTGCTTGCTGCAATGGTGTTGGTGGATGTGAAAACAATACATCTCGCGCTTCGTGTGCTGACAGTGGAAAATATTGGCAAGGAAAAGGAACAGTGTGTCAATATTTTCCACCTAATCCACCAGATTTTCCTGCACCTATAGAGATCTGTAAAACAGGAACTGCTGGGTGTTGTGTGACAGGAACATGCTCAGATGTTTCTAGACAATCTTCTTGCTCTGGATTATATTATGGATGTGGTCATACATGCGGATCATTTGATTGCGTGGATAATCCACAAGTTATATGTCCTTCATGTCTTGATTCAAATCAAATATTCCAAGTTAAAAAATATAATTCTACTGGCAGTTTTATTGGATTTACTGAAGTCAAAATTGGTGATTTCTTTGCAGGTGGAATTGTTGCTGGTGTATTTAGTCCAAATGGAGCAACATGCTTAGGAAATAGATCTGCATTTGGTGGATTGTATGATGGATTACCTCTTGGTTCTTATACCGATGATGCGCTTAGAAATTCAATCACTGGACCATTAGTATTTAATGAATTAAATTCTGGAACTGAAAAAACATCAAGCGCATATAGAAGTGTGTATGATCCAATGGGATATGGATTTACTTTGCCAGAAGCACATCAATCCAACTGCGATTCATGGTTAATGATTGTTTCTCCGTGGCCTGCTAGAATACGAGAAGATTGGGATATAACTACTCATCAATTCACAGCAACACCATTTGTAGATTCTACTGTTTCACCAGATACAAGTATATTGCCAGCTGCAGACTTCGTACTAAATGAAATTGGCGAAAATCTAGTATACTCCAGAATAATTAATTTATTCACATGGAGTCATGGTGGAACATCACATTGCTTCACACTCGATGATAATTTAAATTCAATTTTTGATGGACAAGTATTATCTGAATCATGTGCATTCATTGGAACAGGGATTCGATCCGATGGTGCATATGGAACATTGCCTATACTAAAAAATGGAACTATGGGCAATACTTATTGGGGAAATGCTACAAGTTTTGATACATGTCCAGATGTAAATCTGTGTGTTGATTGTGAAGATTCCCCATTAGCAAGAACTAGTTTAGGAAGACCTTTCATATTTACCAGAAATACTGGATGGTGGTCAAGAAATTGGGGTCTATACAATTCTTGTAGATTGTTCGGTTCTGATGTTGCTGAATATTATCTCAGATCTGGAAATGGTATTGGTGGGCCACAATTTGCCAATCTTAAAACAATATTTGGTGCTACAGGATATGCTGGATTTACAGCAAATTTCTTTCATACAGGAACACCTACAGCAAAGACAACTATTGCTGAAGGAACTAGCGTATATAACAGATATTATTATTCTTCAGAACAAATGAAATCTGAAGGATATCCACAAGTATCAAGATGGTATGTTCCCAGCATAGACGAACTTTCATTCTTAGCAAAACAATGCGTAGATATAAATCTTCAAGAAAAACTATACAATTATGGAATAACTTATGGAATTCCTATTGGAAGTTCTTCCATAGGAGCAAATGGATATGTTTGGTCATCTACTGGAACATTTGATGAAGGTGTCACACGACAATACATTCAAGCAACTGGTGGATCGCCATGGCCAAATTCTGGAGAAAATGGATCAGAGGTAATATTACCATCCGATTCAAGATATGGGCAGATATTAACAAACCAATTTACCAAGGCGTGGGTATTGAAATTTCCAGAACATGATATTGACACACAATTACCACCATCTCCAAATTCGTTTAAAGTTAAAAAAGCACACGACTTTGACGATAAATATGAATTGAGATTGGTAAGACTTATTCGTTGTGATCAAAGATATTATGATAATAATTCACCTGAATTTTTAAGAAATAGAACATGGATGGTTCCCAGACTAACTGATGCTGCGGTATGCAATGGAACAAATCAAGAGATAGATGGAATCAATCCGCAGTACAGTTCTGCCAATTTTACTCTAGATCCACAGACATCCACTATATTCAGAAACGCAACATAATATGATTTACGGGTCATCCAGAATTGTACAAGTAGTATCGGGAAATGTTCCAGGGGCAACTCAAGGACCAACTGGTCCTACTGGGTTTACTGGTCCTACTGGTCCTACAGGGTCAACTGGGTCTACTGGAGTTCAAGGACCAATTGGTGCGGGAATTACTGGAGCAACTGCGATAGGTTCCAATGTTGTATTCTTTGGTAATGGACTCTCATTCTCATTTTTCGCCAGAGGAAATACTGGAGTTTCAACGGGAGATGAATATTATAAAGTGAACGGTTTAGGTGTCAATACCGAAAACAAATCAACAAACATAATATACACATCTCAAGAAGATTATTATCCAGCAAATAATGATATTGTTAATTTTAAATCATTTAGACTATCTGGTGGACTTGGTGCGACATTTGTTGGAATGAGTGCGGATGCTGGAACTGTATTTTTGTTTGGAGCAACGGTTTCAGATTCTCAGATACCATTTGGAAATACAGGAGAAATTCTGTATATAAACAGCAATGCTGGATTTGGAACAGGAACACTAAAAGCAGCTGCTGCTCCAAATACAAGTTTCACTCCAAGCACCCAACAATTAATAATTGATCAAGTATTTTCAAGAGAATCTATATTTAAAAATAAAAACTGGTCAACAATTGGAACTATTCCATTTAGATTCAACAATAGTATTCCATTTTCATATTATGGTGGATTGACTACTGATACATTTGGTAAATCTGTTGTAGAAAATAATATTTTACCAAAATTTATATTTGAAGTTGGTTCCAGATATAAACTCGCAAGTCCAGTTGATAGTATCTCGCTTGGTCAGAAAATATTCTTAGGATTTACCAGTGGATCTACATTTGATACAATCACTTTCATTAATTCCACAGGAATATCATACACCAATACATATCTTCCACAAAATGTGACTAGAGATAAAATAGGATCTTGTTGTTACTGTAAGACGAATGTGACAGGTCAGGTTTGTTTAGATTATGTTTCTCAAGATTATTGCAATGCTATTTCTGGTGTATTTGGAGCAAGTGCTTGTGTTGAGAGATCCACAAGTTCAGATTGCTATTCTGAAGGTGCTTGTTGTGTATATGATCCAGAAACAGAAAGCGTTCGTTGCCTCAACACAACCGCTGCGCGATGTGAACAGTTTGGTGGAGTATTCAATGAAGCAAAGACATGTAGTTCTGTATGGGTAAATGGGCAATTATTCACATGTCCAACAAATTTATGTAATAGTGGTGGAGCACAAATAGGAAAATGCTGTGTTAATGGAAGATGTTACAATCTATCTAGCGGAGATTGTGCGTCTATTGCAGGATCTGTATTTGTTGCTGGACAATTATGCACATCTGAAGAAGGTGATTCTGTTTGTTGTTCTGTAAGTTATGATCTAAAGGGTGCTTGCTGCACGGGTAGCAATTGTATAGATGATGTTCTGCCTCAAAATTGCAATGGAATCTATCAAGGTGCTGGAACAAAATGTAAAGAGGTCAATTGCTGCGGGTATTCATTCTCCGATGATTATTTCAAGGGAGCATCTGGAACTAAAAATGCATGTAAAGCATTAGGAGCAGATCAAATTTATTCGTGTCTTCAACCAGGAGATAAACTTGGTGGTGGATATTTTGTAGGATTCGTAGGTATGCCAAATCCTTGCGATTCATTCCTTTCGCCATCCTTGGCATTTGGTGAACCACTTGAATGTATGATCTATCCAAGAGGTAGATTGGAAAATGTTCCAAGTTGGTATCTCAAGACATGCAAGGGAATAACAGGAAATGATAATACAGGATCTATTGAATACTTTGCACGAACATATCCAAAGATTCTTCCAAAGAATGCATTGGATTCTCGCTGTATGCTCAAGGCAGGAGCACCATTTGTTCAACAAGCATATGCATTGAATGGAGTTGTTTGGCCATCAGAATTGATGTTTGAGGGTGGAACAAATTATTCCGCAAATCGTGGAGCATTCTCGTATTCATTAGTTGGTTCAGGTCTAGCAGTAGAATACTTAGATCAGAATAATGAAACATTATACAAATATCTCTCACAAAGAGTCTATGGAGAATCAGATATTCATATTCTTTGGGCATTGATAATTGGACCAGAGGATGTTGAAGTTTCTACAACACCAAATGGAACAGATGGTGGATCTAGACTTCTCAGTTGGGGAATGATGCAAGGAGCACATAAACCTGGAGTGACTGGTGTTCCATTGGATATAGTGCTGGAAGAAATTCCAACCTATCCAGTAGATGGATTACTCAATACAAGAATTCACGATTCGTCTTCAAAGAATAAACCAGAATATTGGTTCAGAGGAACTGGAACTACAGATGCAAAAGCATATATGCGCTTCTCATTTGGAAATGGTCCAGCATGGACATCAAGTGTTAGAGAATCTCAAATTACAACAAACATAAATTCATTTAAAGAAGCATATACTGAAATGTGGAATAATAAAAATCCACTATCCTCTGCTATAAGACAAATTTCTAATATAAATGAATCTGGTCTTTATGGACATAATGATTGGTACATTCCTAGCATCATTGAATTGAACTACATCTACAATAATCTTCCACAACTAAATGCCGCATTTGCGGTCAATGGCGATCAACTATTGTCGGGAAGCGAATATTGGAGCTCAACAAGTGTTACTCGTCTCAAGAGTTGGAGTCCTTTTGTTCCTCTTGATAAAGATCAATATGTTTTAGAAAATATTGATCCCCAAATAGAACCATATCTTTCTGACAATAGGTTAACAAGTAATAATATTAATTTCTTCGCCAATGAAGATGAAGCATATAAATTCACAATGGCAGTTGCTAATGGACAGAAAATGCTCACGCAGGTATTTGATGGCAATTCTACTACTGAAGGTATGATCAAATCCCAAAATAGAAATGCTAGAGTTGCTAATCTAAGACCAGTTAGACGAATTCCTTTAGTGGTTACTTGTAATAATTTCTACTATAGTGCATCTATTCTAAATAATTATTGGTCATCAGGATCTACAGGATGTGCGTCTTGTCTTGACATTGTAGAAGGAATGTGTACATGAGTAATAGTCCAATAACTAATATAATATCTGTAGGAAAAACTGGATCAGTAGGACCAGTTGGTTCTACTGGTGCTACTGGTAATAGAGGAAATACTGGTAATGGTGGTATTACTGGAGAACGAGGAATACACTTTTTAAGTTCTCGCGGATTTGCGAACGGAATAACATTAACATTCTCTGATTTAAGTACAATTGCTGTAAATGGGGCTTTCAGAGGAACAACATTTATTGATAAGACTTCTGGATTAGTTCAAGGATCAAATACAGCATCAAGTTCCTTCCTTACACAATATGGATTATTTTCCGCTGTAAATGGTGGAACATTTCAATTTAAAGGATTGTGTGCTTATGGTTCACTAAGAGCATCTTTAACTGGACCAGCAAATGAATATATTTCCATTGATACGATCTATTGGGGTAAAGATCTTATAGGAAATTATGATGCTGGTACAATGACTCCTGGAAGATTAACATTTCTAGGAACTCCAACAGTAGTTAATGGTTCTGGAATCACACATACTCAATTAAATAGCGATAATATTAGTTTTGGTCATACTGGTACATTTAATTTTCAAAACACATTTTTTAGTTCTGGAACATCAGATGATACAAGTTACAACTTAAATGCTGGAGCAAAAGTATCTACTATTGGACCAATTCGTAAAGGAGCATTTTCAGGATTAACTGGAAATAATCCAATTGGTGGAGTTGGGACCACGCAGGGAATATACATTGACGCAAATTCTGCTGGCGCATTCATTCTTCATACACCAATTGGAATACGAGGAATCAGCGGAAATTTCAATTCAAATGAAGTTGATTCAATAACACTAGTAATTGATTCTGATGATGTGTGGAAATTTCCAGAAAATATTTACTTTGAACCAGATGAAAACTATCTTTCTTGTGGTAAGAATATAATTGGACTCATGACATATGATGGTGGTGAAACCTGGTTGGCAACTGTATCGCATCGTGGTCATGGTGTGGCAGATGTAAACAGAGCATGTATTCCAGGATATTTATTTGGTTCTTGCTGTTATAATAATCCAGATGGTACTCTTGAATGTTTGGATTATACTTCTCGTTCAACATGTGATAAATTATTTGGAAATTTTAGTCCAGCGAAGTCGTGTGAAGATTCATGTGGTGGCGAAAACGGAATTTGTTGCTCAAATGGTAAATGTTTAGGTGAAATTACTGTTGCTTTATGTGATCAATTTGGTGGTCAGTATTGGAGTGGACTCAATTGTACAGACTACACTGGAAATTTGAATTACCCAATTGGCGAACTAAGTTCAGATCAACTAAAAGAGCAAGGAAGTTTTTGTTATAATAACTGTAATGATACTCCAGTTGTTTGCTGTAAGGATGGTCAATGTTTAGGAAACTATACAAGAGTTCAATGTGAATTGATTCTTGGTGGTAGATCATTGACCGCTGCGTCTTGCTCTGAAGCAGATTGCTGCGATTATGGGACAATTAAGGGTGCTTGTTGTAAATGTAATTCTGTTAATGGAATTATACAATACGAATGTATACCCGATTTATCTCCATCAGCTTGTAAATCTCTTGGTGGGTCTTTCATGGGTCCAGGAAAACAATGCAATGAGGTAAGTTGTGGTTGTGTTTGTGGACCAATTGGACCCTCTGGACCATCTGGACCCTCTGGACCATCTGGACCCTCTGGACCTAATGACGCTATTGGAATTTGTTGCAAAAATGGAACATGCCTACCAAATATTGGAAGCAAAGCAGAATGTTCTGCCGCATGTGGAAATTGGTTAGATAAAATTTATTATGATCAACAAGTACCCACCCCAGGTAGTTATCAGTTTGGATCAGACCCAAACGACTGTGAATTCTGTGCGTTACACCGACCTGTTATGGTTTTATCGCAATTTTTAATCCCTGGCGATTGCAGTCCTTTTATTCAATTTCTAAGATTTTCTATGTCTATTGGCGATAGCAGTTGTGCAGTGTACCCCGAGTTAGATTTATTCATCGCTGACCCTGGTGACCAAAGACCTCCAATAACTACTATTAATACACCTAGTGATGATCTTAATATGACAGGTGCTAACATAGCCTTGATTTCTGATCTATTCTTCAACATATATGGTGTTACAATTCCCTTAAGGTCGGCAGTAGGTGTAAGACAACAACTAATTGATTTAATGTCTTGTCCTCTCTCAACTGAAAATTTAGAGATTATAATTGAACTTGGAGATAGAATGTTGAAGGCCTGGCTCGAAGCTGAGTGGATTATAAATGGATGGACTCCTTGCTCACAGAAGTGTTGTACATGTGAGGGTGAGAACCCTACGGCGCCTGGTTTACCTTTTTGTCTACCAATTGGTGACGACCGAATGACTGTTCGCAACCTTTGTCAATACAGAGACATATGTCTTGATCTAGGGATTGCCAATGACGCGATGGGTAATCCAGGTTGTCAGTGCGGTGGTCCTGAGAATACTGGAGATTCACCTTGTGGAAAGCCAATTGCTGAAAGACTGAATTGTCCTTCATTGGACCACCCTGATTCTGAATATTGTAATTGGTCCGAAATCAATACTTGTCAGTGTTCAAATTCAGGTCTTACTGATGATCTAATTAAGAGTGTAAAGATGTATCTAAATAGTACAGATTATGTTTGTGTTCCTGTTTCATATACAGATTTCTCAGGTTACGAACTCTGCGACGGGGAATCCTAATGTCTTCAGTACAGTTTAGATCAAGAATAAAACCAGCATTTGACTACTCAGATAAACTGAATAGTTATGGTGTTTGTTGTGGGACTACAGGTGCAGACAATAAAACAATAAAATCGTTTACTGAATGTTTTAATGAAGGTGGATATTTTATTCCTACACTAGATGGAAACGCTGACAGTGTTTCATGTCCAGATAGAGATACTCGTCTTGGATGTTGTTGTGCGTGTTCGTATGTAACTCCAGGAGAATTAAATCAAGTACCTACTTTGGATAGCGAGGGAAACACATCAACTCCATATCTTGCATCGGGAACAACAAGTAATGTTTCTAAATGCGAATGTGACCGAGTGAATGGAAAATGGACAGAAGGAACTTGTCCAATATTGACAGCAGATACTTGGCAAACTCAATGTTTAAACTCAAGCAGATTAGATGCTAGAGCACCAAGATCTTGTTGTCATTTAGAATTTGATGAAGATACAGGTTGGCCAACTTCTATTACATGTAAAGATGTTTGTTCTAGTAGAGATTGTGCGCTTTTGGGAACTGAAACATATCCATCGGTGTTTGGAGACAATAGATGTACTACACCGCTCCGAGAAGGCGATCAAACTACAACATGTATTGATTCACCGTATTATTCATATATGCTTACAAGGTCTTCATTATATGAAGGATTTGTAATGGGGTCTTGTTATATCTTGGAAGATAACAATGGATCTTTAGAATATTCGTGTTCTATAACACCACAAGCATCGTGTGCTGGATATTGGATCGAAGATCAGGATGAAAACAATTCTTTCTGTACTTCAAGTTTTCAACCAATCAATCCACAAAAAATATCAGGAAAATATCAAGTCCAAACGATGGGTCTTACAGCATTTAATAATTTAGGATTGACTTCTGGAGACACATTTCAAGGTGGAATTTATATTGGAATATTCAAACCACCAGTATTAAATGGTAAAAGCAGTGAATTATATGGAAATTTAAGTTTTGCAAATCCAACATTGACAAACATGTATGCCGATTCTGTCGGAGGTACTGCTTCACAGTGGGCATTGATTGTAAATGAAACTAAATATTCTGTACCATTTATAACAGCAAATGAAATTGATGTAGACTATACCACTTCACTGTGGGATGGATATTACAATACTTATGGAGATGGAGTATTCAATGGAATTAATAATGCTCTGACCAATACAATTAGATACGCTGATAGGGGAGGATTTATTGATTATTATCTACCATCAATATATGAATTGTATTTCTACAATGCCTATCTTTATAGAAATACTAAAAATATATCTGGAAATGTAATGTCGTCTTCCATATTCAATACTAAATACTTAAACAAGACCACACAGAAATCAAAGATATCTGGAAAAGGATTTGTGTATGGAGTGGGTATGAGTATCAATTATAGTGTAAATTATAAAACTTTACTTATAGAAAAAACAAATACAGAGAGTGCTTTATTTTTTAGAAGAATCGTATTACAATAAGGATTTTTTATCATGGGATGTAATTGTAAAAACAAGAATACTGGTGGGGAACAACCACCCCAAGAACCCGCTCGCGCAGCAGCACCTGCGGATATCGTTTTCCGTTCAGAACAAGCAATTCCTCAGGGGGGATTAAAACAAAAATTGACCATGATGCAAAGCTTTGCCATGGCGATTACCTCTCGTGGAATGAACAACGAAAAGGTCACAAAACCAATCAAACAACTTCGGGTTTTAAGTTGCTTTGGCAATCAGGGTCAGGGTGGGGTACTACCACAATGTGAACATCTAAAGAAAAGTACAACAGACGGTAAGTTTTTCTGTGGTGGATGCGGATGTGGTGACCGTAAAGGTACATGGTTGACTCCAGATGATCCAGAATACAGTAAACTGGATTATCCAAAGTTAAACTGCCCATTACAGATGCCTGGATTTACAAATTATGAAAAGGCAAAACCAGATGAATCTGCATCTCCAATAACAAGAAGATATTACATTGAACAGTTGCCATATAGAGATATAGAACACATAAAAGTAACTACGCACGAAGTGCCTATACAACCACCAGAAGTTTTAAAATAAACAAAAAAACTCTCCTTATAAATAAAGTAAGGAGAGTGTTTTAATGTCTTCAGTAAACGCACCAAATTCAAGAGAAACGCTTATAGAACATGCTCTTCGTGCTCTCGGGCATCCCGTAATCCAAATAAATGTAGATCAGCAACAATGCGAGGATCGTCTTGATGAAGCATTGCAATATTTTACCACCAGACACTATGATGGTGTTATAAAAATGTTTTTCAAGTATCAAGTAACTCAGACGGATCTGGATCGCGGGTTTATAAATGTTTCGGATATTCAAAACCCAGCTAGCGATCCCAATGGACCCGATGGCACTAATATTGTGTCTGTTGTTAAGATATTCAGATTCGGCACTCTTTCTGGTGTTAATATGTTTGATGTCAGATATCAGTTGGCATTGACCGATTACTTTGGAATCAATCGTGGGTTGAACGGAAGTTCATCAACTCCTCTTGCTGGGTATCAAGCGACTATGTCTTACATCAGTCTTCTTGAACAATTTTTTAGTCCAGAGAAGTCATTAAGATTCAATAAAGTAACAAATAAAATCTATGTGGATGCTTTTAGTCAAGATATAGATGCTGGTGGATATTTAATAATTGAATCATATGCAGAACTAGACCCAGATGTGTATACTAAAATTTATGATGATCGCATGGTGAAGAAGTATGTCATTGCTTTGATTAAAAAGCAATGGGGTGCAAACATGTTGAAGTATGATGGTGTTCAACTTCCAGGCGGCATCACTTTCAAGGGACAACAGATATATCAGGATGCCATGGCAGAGATTGTTGCGATAGAACAAGAGTTTGAAAGATCATACGAACTACCGATAGATTTCATGATTGGATAAAAAATGGCAACAAATCCATATTTCAACGAATATATCGGAGAACAAGATCTACTCATTGACTTGACGGTTGAAACCATCAAGGCTACGGGTAGAGATATGATTTATATACCTAGAGAATATGTCAATAAAGATGTTATCTTTGGAGAGGATGTGCTATCGCAATTTAAGGACTCTTATACAATTGAAATGTACATTCAGTCTGTTACATCTTTCGGTGGACAGATGAACATCATCAATAAATTTGGTATCAACATTACTGATAAAGTAACTCTACAAGTAGCAAAAAGAAGATTTGATGAAGAAGTGGTTGCTAGAGACTCAACCATCACACATCCACGCGAAGGCGATTTAATCTATTTTCCATTCAATAAAAGTTTGTTTGAAATAAATTATGTTGAAGATAAAATGCCATTTTTCCAATTTGGAATTCTGACAACCTATACACTCACATGCGAACTCTTCACTTATTCTTATGAAACAATAAACACTGGTATTGCTACTGTAGATGAAGTAGAAGAAAAGAGAAAATACAATATGTACGAATTCCAAATTTCAGGAGCTCCAATTACGGGATCTATAGTATTTAAACGAGGAGATACTGTTTATCAAGTTTATGGAGTAACTGGTGCTGGAGTCACATACTCTAATGCTACAGCGGAAGCAACACTTGTTGAAATTACAGGAGCATATGCGTATATGAAAGGTATAAGTGGAATATTTGCAACAGGTCCAAGTGGTATACAATCTGTCAAGAATACAACTACAGGAACAGAATATTACCTACTGAATTACAATACAACAAATGTGAATCTTTCAGTTGACCCAATTGCTGGAGTTAATGAGATTGAAAATGATATCTACGCAGAAGCAGCGGACAACGAACTTAATTTTAGCAGAGATAATCCATTCTCAGAGGAATGCTCATAATGTTTAAGGTAGGTCAATCATATTATAATGAATCCATTAGAAAGGTAGTTTTAACCTTTGGTTCTATATTTGAATCTGTGTATATTACTCGTTATAATGTAGATGGTACAGAAAAAGAAAAAATACGAGTTCCTTTGAGTTATGGAAGCAAGGAAAAATTCTTCTGGAGACTGTCGCAAGAGAGCAGTCTGTCAAAGAATAGTAGAGTTGAAATTGTTCTTCCAAAAATGGGATTTGAAATTACAACATTGATTTATGATCCAAGTAGAAAATTAAATAGAACTTTACAACGAACAAATATTGTTGATGGAAGTGTTTTGAAAGCATATGCTGAAGTTCCTTATATTATAAATTTTGCTCTCTATGTTTTTACCAGAAACATGGATGATATGTTACAAGTCATTGAACAAATAGTTCCATATTTTGCTCCAGACTACACAGTAACTGTAAAGATGAATAATTTGAATGAAACTGTTGATATTCCATTCGTATTAAATAGTGTAAATATAGATGAAAATTATGAAGGAACTTTTGATACAAGACGATCTCTTATAAGTTCATTTGATTTTTCAGCAAAAACTTACATCTACCCAAATATTTGTGGTGGAACTGGTGGACTGATCTTGAGAACTGATATAAACATGTATGATGGTGAAGAAGTTGCTGGAAGTGAATACTGGGGTGATGTTGGATATACTGGTGATTATATTACAGGTTCAAGTACTGCTGTGCCTGGAGAGTGGCCATGAGTGACGAAAAACTAACAGCAGAAGAAAAGTTATCTGAGGTTCTGGACATAGAAATTTTGCCCAAGGAAGAACCAAAGACTATAGTTCAATCTGAAATCTTCATAAAAGAAGTAAAGATAAAACGAAAAGACCAAGTGCGACAGGATTATGATTCTGCTCGTAAAAATATGAAAGAACTCATAAATCGTGGATTTGAAGCTCTAGATGGAGTTATGAGGGTAGCAGAGGCGGGCGATTCTCCTAGAGCATATGAGGTCGCCTCTATTCTTATGAAAACTGTAAGTGAGATTAACACCGATCTAGTGGGTATTCACAAAACTACTGCGGAAGCATTAGGCGTAAATAAAGTCGTAAAGACCACCACAAATAATTCAATATTTGTTGGATCTACTCGCGATCTTCAAAATATTATTAATCAGTCTCGTAGTCAATTGAAGGCGATACCAACCGAAGAAGTGGAATATGACAGCTAAAAAAGATGGTTATCTTGGTAATCCAAATTTAAAACCCGTAGGTGTGCAACAACAATTCACACCAAATCAGGTAAAAGAATATATTAAGTGTGCAGCAGAACCTGCCTACTTTGTGGAAAAATATGTAAAGATTGTAGCAGTAGATAAGGGTCTTGTTCCTTTTGCAATGTATAACTTTCAGAAAGACCTTATTGATATACTACATCATAATAGATTCGTAATAGGAAAGTTACCTCGTCAGGTAGGTAAGACTACCACCGTAGGTGCTTACCTTTTACATTATGTTCTATTCAATCAAAATATGAATGTTGCAATTCTTGCAAACAAACAATCTACTGCCATTGAAATTTTAGGCAGAATTAAGATGGCATATGAATATTTGCCTAAGTGGTTGCAGCAAGGCGTAATTGAATGGAATAAGGGTTCTATTGTTCTGGAAAACGGATCAAAGATTCTAGCAAGTGCCACCTCTTCGTCTGCAATCCGTGGCGGTTCATTTAATTGCATCCTGCTCGACGAATTTGCCCACATTCCTACCCAAATTGCTGAAGAGTTCTTCACCTCAGTGTATCCAACCATCACTTCTGGTCAATCTACCAAGATGTTCATCATCTCCACCCCAAACGGTCTTAATATGTTTTATTATTACTGGAAGGGTGCTATAAACAATCAAAATGGTTATGTGCCATTTGAAGTTCATTGGAGTCAGGTTCCAAAATATCCAGGTGGTCCACTCAGAGATGATAAGTGGAA